TTTTCCAGAACTTTCAACGGTTTATTTTGGTAAATTTTGGCAAAGAAAATCGAAACCCGCAAATTATTTTGCGTTTTGGGCCTGCGTGTGCGCTGTATCGTCTGTTTTTTCAACAGCGCGGGCCTGCTGGAGCATGGTCTGAGCAAAAATGCCGTAGCCCCGCGTGGGGTCGTTTACCAGCACATGGGTCACTGCACCTACCAGTCTGCCGTTCTGCAGGATGGGACTGCCGCTCATGCCCTGCACGATGCCGCCGGTTTTGGCAAGCAGCTGCCGGTCGGTCACGCGCAGGATCATGTTGCGGTGGGGGTCTGCGTCGTTTACCTTTTCAATGCGGATGCGGTATGCCTTGGGCACCTCGCCGTCCACAGTCGTCCAGATCTCGGCATCGCCCGGCACCACCTCCTGCGCAAAAGCCATCTCCAGCTCCGGGCCGGAAAATGCAGCCCGTGTTCTGCCATAGACCCCGGTCTTGCTGTTGATGCAGATGCTGCCAAGCGCATGGGTGCTCAGAAAGCGGCCCTTCAGCTCACCGGGGCTGCCCACGGTGCCGCTGGTACACCCCACGATCTGGCAGGGGACGATCTCGCCGCTGCGCAGGGCCACGCTCTCACCGGTGTCGCTGTCGCTGATGGGGTGGCCAAGCCCGGCAAACACCCCGGCGGCATTGTCCACAAAGGTCATGGTGCCTACCCCGGCGGAAGAATCCCGCACCCACATCCCGGCGCGCCACTGCCCGGCGGTGCTGTCCCACACGGGGGTCAGCCGGGTCTGGAATTGCTCACCATTGCGGATATAGACCACCTGCACCGGCGCGCCTGCGGCCGTTTCCAGAGCATCGTGCACGGCATCGTTCGTCTCGGTCAGGGTGTCGTCCATGCGCACCACCCGGTCGCCCAGCCGCAGCCCGGCCTTCTTGGCGGGGTTCGCGGTGCCGTCCGGGGTGTTCAGGTCGGAAAAGCCCACAATGAGCGCGCCCTCGGAGAACATCTTAACGCCGAAAGGCGTACCGCACACGGTTACCACCGGACGTGTTTCCACCAGAGCGCGCACAGTCTTGACGGGCAGCCACCCGCCAATGGACAAAGTGGCCTGATAGCTGCCCGCAGCCTGCGTGCTGGCCGCGTTGCGGGAGCCAGCGGTGCGCAGCGGCTGCACATAGGTAAAACGGGGCAGGGTAAGGGTCTGGCCGGGTTCCAGCAAAATTTCAGCAGGCAGACTGTGCCACAGCCAGCCCAGCACCGCCAGCGCGGCCACCAGAAGATAAGTTGCCGCAATGCTGCCAGCGCGGCGTAGTTTTGATCTGCGCATCGGCAAAAGCCCCTTTCCGCCATGGAAAATGATACGATCGTCCGGCGATAGTATGCGCTGTGAAGGGCGGAAATATCAATGCAGTGATTGACTTTTTCCGCCGGAACTGATACTATATTAAGGCGGTTTGGCCGCAGCTGCAGAATAGAAGAATACGCGGGTATGGTGGAATTGGCAGACGCGCAGGATTTAGGTTCCTGTGCCGCAAGGCGTGTGGGTTCGACCCCCACTACCCGCATACAAAGAAAAGCGCGTTGGTTCGTACAGAACCAGCGTGTTTTTTCTTATCATGGTAACACTTTTGGTAACACTATTAAGTTTTCAGACTGCTCTCACCAGCGCATTATACAACATCTCAATGAACTGTACCGCGCTTGGACACCCAGTCAGCGGATAGCCTGCCAGCTGCTGCACATACTCCGGGTTTGTGAGCCATGCACCTTTAGCTGCCCGGCGGACAGCGCTTTGAATCGCTTTTGGCTCACATTTTCTGCGGTCGGCGATAGGGGTATAGATATCTTTCTCCACGGCCTGCAGGCGGTCTTCCTGCTCACAGACCAGCTCAAGACACTGGCACAGGATACTGTAGGCGCTCAGATTGCGTGTGATGCCCATCGGGCGCAGCAAATCATTGACCTGAGTGGACAATTCGGAAACGATCATAGTTGACACATCCTTTCTATGCGTCAACTCTAACCGAAAAATACTTAAAATTTACCAATTACGTCGATATACGTCGTAAAGCGTCGAAACACGCCAAACAAAAACAGCCCCGAGGAACCGTCAGGCTCACCGGGGCTGTTGCTATACTATGATTTTGTTGGCGTTAACATTTTCGTGATGCCGCGAAAACATCACATATAGGTCTTTTGACTGCGCACCTGAGCTTCGATCATCGGCTTCAGGTAGCTGTCGAGGTCGCCGAAGGTCTCCTTGATGAACGTGATGGTCTCCTGCGTCAGGGCTTTCTTCGCTGCAGCCAGTGCGCGGTTGTAGGCAATGCGCTGCGCAGCCTCGTCGAACTTGTCCTGCTCCTTCAGGGCATCAACATAGGTCTGGTTGACGTACTGGACAGCGTTAAACACCGCGGTGGCGGCATTCTGGAGACAGGTCTGCGCAAACTTGTTGTTGATGTAACCGTTTGCAATGCTGACACCTTTGTTCAGGCCCCAGCCGAAAATGACGGTCATTGCGGGGATGCAGGCAGTGAGTGCGACTTTCAGAAATTCATTCATAAGAGCTTATCCTTTCTGCTCGGTTTCCGAGCGCTTCTTTAAAATGTCCACGGCCTTGGTGATCGCTTCCGGGATGGGCAGTCCCATCAAGCCCGCGTTTTCGATGATGGAAATGGTCTCGTTACAGATAAAGCCGATCACAACGGCATCCCTCACAAAGGTGGAACCCATCACGGCATCCAGCCTGCAGGCCACCAGCACGATCAGCAGCGTTTCGCCCTTGCGGCACAGGCCTTTCCACCCGGCGCGGGATTCCAGTGTGCCGTCTTTGCTCTTCGGGCTGGCGTGGAAAACCCCGGCGACCACAAGCCCCGTGATGTAATCGACTGCCATGAACAGGATCAGCGTCGAAAGTGCCGCATCCCATCCGCCGAATTGACTTGCGATCAGACTGCCGATTACTCCAACCATGGTGCAAACTCCATTCTTCACTACATCACCCATCTGCTTTTTACCTCCCGCACATCGACGTGGACAAAACCGTCCGCGTGGTATCGTCCAATGCCTCCCTTGCCGGGAAGCAGTGTTTCGACGTAGGCCGCCAGTGTGTCCACTGACACGCCAGCGATCCAGATGTCAGCCGCCTTGCCATAAAGGTGCTGGCTGTACTTGGCCGCCTTCTTCTGCTTGGCGTTGTGGCTGGCAGTGCGGAAAGCACTGTTGATGTTCACAGCCTTGCCGAAGTGATCCCGGATTTTTTGCAGTAGAGCCACAAGCTCGTCATCAATAAAGATTGGGTCGCTGCCGTCTTTGCACTTGAACTCCCGGACGTGGAAGTTCTTGCTCAGAGCCTTGCTCCCATCCTTCGCATAGGAATAGGCTTTAATCGCCATTGTTGTTTTCTCCTTTCTGGCTCAATGCCATTTGCAGCCGCTCGACCCACACTCAGCCACCAGCACTGCAAATTTGCCGCGCTCTGCGGTCGTGTCCGCACCACTGGTTTCCAGCCGGGTCATCAGCCTTTCGCACAAATCAGGCCAGCCCATCGGTTAGTCCCGCTCCTTCTGCTTTGCGGCCAGCAGGCCGGTCAGTTCCGTGTAGTGCCCATCGGTCAGCTTGCCAGCAGCGTAGAAGATATCGATCTTCTCAGCCAGACCGTCGATGGTGCCGCGCTGGATCATGCGCTTGCAGGTACGATACAGAACCATTTCAGATGATTTAGACATAATGTTTTTCCTCCCTATCAGGTGTTATCAGCGTTATCGGTGTCGTCCGTATCGGAGACACCCAGTTCCAACATGGTGATGCGATACTCCTGATCGACCACCATTTCGTCCGTGTCGCTCTGTGCAGCTTTCAGGGCCGTCACCGTTTCCGGCAGCTGTTCCAGCTCCTGCTGCTTCTTGGCTGCAGCTTCTTTTTCTGCCCGGGTGGACAGGCTGCATTTTCTCCAGATAATCATGTGAATCCCTCCTTACTGGAATGCACCGGAAACAGAATCGATATAGCCGCCCTCGCCGCTTGCGCCGCGCTCCACGCTGATGCGGAAATTGAACGCCGCTCCGGCAGAAGCGGTTTGATTTTCAAAGACGATGTTCATGCCCTTGCGGACTTCTGCCGTCACGTCCTGCCAGACCGGCGAATCATCCAGCGCGTTGTTGGTTGCTTCCGCCTTGAACGCGGCATCATTCGGGATGGATCCGGACACCTGCAAGATCGCCACAGTAATGTCACCATCCACGGCCAGCGGGGTGGTCAGGGTCACACTTGCACTGGTAACGCTCTTGGTGAACGTTGCGTTCAGGCTGGTGCTCTCCTTGCCATCGTTCGCGGTGATCTTAATGGTATGGGAGCC